CGGCGTTGAGTTTCGCTCTATGGGTGAAGCACGCAACTCCGAAACCCGCCTCGAAAGCGAGTTTCGCGGCGTTACTCCTCGTCGCCCAGGTGCGACAGGAGCTCGTCGATCTCCGCGCCCTCCTGGTCGGAGACGTCGATTCCCCCAGAGTGCTCCACTTCCTGTTTGCGTGTCGCCTTGCCCTCCAGCTGGTCGATTAGGTACTGTGCGCTCTCTGCCTCGACGCGGGAGACGTCCTCGTCAGCGTCCAGAGCGCGCCGCAGAACGTCGATCGCCGCAGGCGAGAGGGCCGACATACCCTGTCGGATGCCCTGCGTACGCTGGTCGAGAAGCGCCTCCGCAGCCTCCCAGACGACCGGGGGCCAGGAGTATACGCAGGAGGGAGTCAGCCCTACGGCTCTCGCTGCGTCAGCCTTGGTCGAGTGAAACGGATACTCCTGCACGACGCGCTTCTGGTTTGCCGTGAGCCCCTCGTACAGCTCCTCGAACTCGCTCCCAGGGGTTGGGCCCTGGTCCTCGCTGGGGGCGCTCTCCGCGCCGCTCTCCCCCTCGCACGCGCGACCCTCGCTGCGGCTCTGCGCTGCGTCGGGGCTCAAATGTTCGTCAGAGTCGGCCATCGTATCGGGTCGGTTATTCGTCGATCATAAAGTCGAGGTCCGCGAGAACACCCAGCGGAATGTCGCTCCCTTTCTCGTCCTCCGTATCGAGCACGTCCAGGGCAATCGTGTGTACGTCCGGCTCCTCCGTCTCCATCTGGAGAAGCTCGCCCAGCTCCTCGCGAAACGGCTCTGGAGCGTCGTCGGGGACGCCCTGCGACAGGTCGACCTCGTGCTCCTGGGCGAGCTCCGCGAGCATTTCCCGGTACGTCTCCAGGGCCGACTCGACCCCGCGGAGCGTCTTTTGGACTGCGTATCGAGCGCGGACGCTCTGAACGTGTTCTGCGGCCCGCTGGAGGGCTTCGTGTCGCTGGAGGAGCTCGCCGTTGGTCATACGCTGCGCGGTCGTCTGTGAGGCTCTTAGTGCGGGTGTGTGTACGCTGCGCGTGCGCGTTAGGTCCTCCCCGGCTGCTATTTTCTGCGTCGGTTCATCCTCTCTCCGCGAGCTCCTGCCGCAGATACATCGCCGTGTCGAGAACCTCCTGGTACGCGTCAACCAGGGCGTCGCGGTTGTTGTCCGTGGTGAGGCGCTCCCCGTACGTCTCCTCCCCCTCCTGGGCTCTTGCCTCAATGTCCTTTTGCACGAGCGCGGCGACGTCGTCGCCCGTGCCCTGCGGTGTCGGTTCGCTCGACGTCGCGAGGGGTTCGCCTTGCGCCTCCAGGTCCGGCTCGTTCCGCTCGTCCGACCAGAGGACCGTATCGAGGCTGCGGACGTCGTCGACCGTGGTAGGGGAGAGTTCCTGGGCGAGCTCCAGGTCCAGGGGGTTTCCCCCGCGAGCGACGCGGTCGAGCTCCCGCGCGAGCTGTTCGGTCCGCGCGTCTGGGCTGGGCTCCTCCCCGTTTTCCGCGAGCCGCGCGCGCCGCGTCTCCTCGCTTGCCATAACGTGGAGGTGGCGAAAGCCCCGCGCCGTAAACCTCTCCACTTCCTCTGGGAACCGCGCGTTGTGGATCGCGACAGGCGTATCGGGGCCGCGGAGGTCGACCCGCGACTCCATGAGGTCGATCCAAAACGACCCGGTCCCAAACGACTCCCAGACGTCCTCCGCGCCCATGCCCGTCACTTGCGCCCCGTCGCGCTGGAGCCTACGGCCCAAGGCGTCCCACTGGACCCGGTTCCGCATACTGCGGGAGGGGCTCTCCCCTCGCCCCAGCGCCCCTAAGTTGACCAGAAACGCGCGGACGTCGGAGTCCTCCCGGCTCGTGTGCCCTAAAACGAGTCGACAGACATCCTCCATCGGGTCGGAAAACCCCAGCGGGTCCGCGTTGGAGTTGTTGGCGACGTAAGTTTTGCCCGATCGTTTGCGGCCTGTTAGGACCACGGAGTCGGACGTCGAGAGGTAGCTCTCCGCGTCGAATACAGTGAGGCGATCCGGTTCGGTAGTATCCGCTTCCATAGCGTGGGAGTGTTGTTGCGTGGGCGTCGAGCGAGTGGGTTGGTTCGCGTTCTGCTGCTCGTAGAGCTCGCGAGCGGGGTCGAGCTCCGCTGGCAGCGGCTGGTGTGTCCAGATGTCGCGGTCCATCGTCGTTTGTGGCGTCTGTGAGGGGTTGAGAGTCGAGGTAACACAGGTAACACAGCCGACCCCCAATTCTCGCAAGCGTGTAGGCGTGTGGGCGTGTGCCCGTGCTCGTGTGCGCGTGATAATAGAGACTTGCTGTGTTAGCTGTGTTAGCGCCTATTTTTCGGCGTTTGTGGGCGTTGCAGGCCGATTCAGGGCGAATCCATTTCGCCCCTAAGCCCTGGGGGGTTGTGTTAGCAGCCCCAGAGGTGGGGTCAGTTCACGTACCCTTGGGCGACGTAGCGATCGCCGGGGGCGTAAAACCAGACTTTTTGCGGAGGCCCAGCCGCTGGGGTCCCGAAAATGAGCTCCCCAGCGGGGACCGTAACATGCGTCCAGCTGACGTCAGCGATCAGCTCTTTGGGGGTGTGCATAGCGGGTCGTTTTGGGGCGCGAGAGAGCGGCGCGGGGCTTTCTGTGGGCGTTAGGTAGCCCCCAGGGGCAAACGGAGACACAAACAAAAACCCCCGGCGTCGCGCGTTCGTGGGAGCGGAGAGGCGGCGACGCCAGGGGCGAAAATAGGGGCCGTAAGTGCTGCCTCTCCGCTCCGCAGAGAGTCACTCAAAACGTATGAGTTGCATGCCCGTAGCGCGGTTTTGTTTCACGCTACGGGTGGGAGCGAGGAGGCCACTAGAACGGAGCGTCGCGGTTGAGCTGAACCCCCGTGTAGCACCGGAACTGCCGGGACGACCCTTTCGGGGTCCGCTGGGCCTGCCCGATCTTCGGGTCCTGCGTGAGGGCCTGCGTGAGCTCCTGTTTGCTCGACGTCCCCAGGCCCTGGTCGTCGCAAAACTCCGCGTAGTAGGAGTACACGGAGTCTTTCGTCTCGAAATCGCCCGACTCCCCGGTGATCTGGAGGTACGCGGACTTGAAGCGGCCCACGGACGAGGAGCGCGACTCCCAGCGCCTGCGGGTGTCCTCTGGGGTCCGGTCCTGGGAAAACCCGCCGTTGGCGAGGAGGCGAGAGAGCCCCTCGACGGCCCAGGTCATAATCGCGTCGCGGTCCTCCCAGAGGAGCTCGTCGATCTTGCTCCGATCGGTTCGGTTCTCCCTGGGGATCGTGGTCGGAAACGAGACGAGGAGGATTCGCCTGTAAAACGCGTCGTCGTCGAGGTCAATTTCGGGGAGACGGTTACAGCTGTAAAAATGCTTTGCCGTGGGCCGAAACTTGAACCCCTGCTCGAACTTGCGCTCCGCATAAATCGGGTCCCCGGCGACCAGCTCCTTAAACAGCCCGACGTCGCGGACGAGATCGTCGTCCAGGTCCGAACGGAAGTTCGCCCAGGCCCCCTCGAGGGCCGCGGCTCCGAACCTACCGTTGACCAGCTGTTGAGGCGAGCTGTTCGCGACGGTTTCGTCGGGGTACAGGTTTTGTATTGCCTGGAGCGTCGTGCTTTTGCCCGACGCTGTCGGCCCCGTGACGAACAGGGCTTTATGAAAGGGGAGCCCCCAATGCATAAGGGCATACCCGGCCATTTCTTGGAGGGTGTCCCGCTCGCTCTGTGAGGGCATGAGGTTCGCGAGGTAGCCCTCCCAGCCGCTGGTATCGGCGTCGGGGTCCCAGGCCGCAGGCGACCGGACGAGCGGCCCTCTGTCGGAGTCGACCTCCTCCAGCCGCGGGGTCGCCCCGTCGAAAAACAGGTCCCCGTTCCGAACAGGAACGAAATCGCCCCCAAACGAGTCGCGAGCGGTGAGGAGGTGGACTTTCTCGGTGATTTCTTTCTGTTCGTGGATCGAGTGTTGCTCCCGCAGCTCCCGCAGGAGAAGTTCACCGATCCGCTGGTCGCCCCCAGATTCGAGGACCTCCTCCTCCTCGTCCCAGACGTAGCACTCCCCCGTCCTGCGATCGGTCGCGACAGAGAGGTCGTGTACGACTTGCTGGGCCGCCTCCAGGCGCGCGGATTTCGAGGAGTCCACGTAGGTTGCGCGGATCGCGCTCCAGGGGTCCGGCGCGCTCGCGTCGAGCTCGGGGTCGGGGGAGGCCCCGTCGCCCTGGGCCTGCGGCTGGGGCCGCTTAGGGCGATCTCGTTCGCCTTGTTCGGGGCCTGGGCCATTGGAGCCGCTCACTGCCGGGGCCTTAAACTCCGCGCTCTCCTCGAAATTGGGCGTTCCTTTGATCCGGTCCCGCAGCTCCTCCGCGGCGTGCCCCCGCGCGAACCAGTCGGTTACGTCGCCTCCGCTGTCGGGGACGTCCTCCAGGTCAACGACCCGAACCCACTCCGCAGCGCCCAGAAGCGAGTTCGCGGCCTCCGTCGCAAACTCCTCCCCGGCCTCGTCGTTGTCGGGGACGATCGCGACTTTTGCCCCGGCGAGGCTCTGGGAGAACCGATCTTTCCAGCTGTCCGACGCCCCCGATGTCGTCGCGGTGAACCCCTCCCGCTCCAGCGTCTCGACGTCTTTCTCCCCCTCGACCAGGAGGACAACATCCCCCTCCTGGGCCGCGCCCAAGACGTGGGGGAGCCGATACAGGACCCGCTCGGTGTCGTCGTCGAGGCCGGGGCCGTACTCGACCCCAGGCTCGTAGGGGCGAAAGGTTTTCCAGCCCCTGGGGTGCTCGTATCGCCGGATCGTGTACGTGTGCTGCCCGTCCGCGCCTCTGTACTTGTACTCGCTCGCGAGCTCCCCGTGTGTCCAGGGGGCGCGCTCGAACTCCGATTCGGTGCAGTCCTGGTCCCCAGAGAGGAGGTCGCCCCAGGAGAGCCCCAGGGCCGACAGGATCTCCTCGTCCGTGCAGCCTGCGTGACAATGGAGAACGACGGGCTGGGAGTCGCCTTTCGACACGGACAGGCTGGGGGAGCTGTCGTCGTGCGCGGGGCATCGGGCTTGCCGCTGGTCGCCGCGGCCCTCGACCCCGTCGAGGCGTGAAATGATTTCTCTGAATGGGTTGTCGATCGTGTCCATAGCGGAGAAATCTCGTTCGTGGTGCGGTGATAGGTCCAGGCGCGGGGCCTGGGGTCGTCTATGCGTAGTCGTTGAGCATAACGGGCATGAGAAGCATCATGTGATCCTCGCGGTCCTGGGGCCGAACGACCGCGGCGTCGTTGGGCGAGCCCAGCTCGAACCGGACCCGCTCCGACGTCGCGACCGACAGAATTTCCTCCAGGTAGTCCGCGTTAAACCCGATTTCGAGCGTCTCCTCGCCGCTGTACTCGCAGGGGACCGTTTCGGAGGCCTCGCTCGACCGCTGGGCGTCCTCTCCCTCGACGAGGAGGTGATCCCCAAAGATGGAGAGCCGGATCGTGCTGCTCATTCCAGAGGTGTAGATTCCCGCGCGGGTCACGGCCCCCAGGAGCTCCTCCCGGCCCACGGTCATTGTGTCGTCGTTGTCGGGAATCACCGCGTCGTAGCTGGGGTACGTCTCGTCGATCGTTTTCGTAAAGACGTCGCCCTCCTCCCCGCGCACAGCGACGGCTCCGTTCCCGCCTTGCATCATGGAGGGGTCGACGCGCTCGATCATGGGGAGGGCCTGGTCGGGAATAATAAGCGGCTCCCCGGCCCCCGACAGATCGACGTCGAGTTTCGAGAGCCTGTGTCCGTCCGTGGCGACCGCGACGTGGGGCCCTACGTACAGGCCCATCATCGCGGGGCGTAGGTGGTCGGTCGTCGCGGCGAATTTCGCGCGCTCAATCGCTTCCATGAGGTCCCCCTGGAGGCGCTGGTCCCACTCCGCGTTTTCGAGGTCGGGGAGATCAGGGAAGTTGTATGGCTCCTGGGCCATCATTTCGTAAGACCCCTGCGGGGCCTCCAGTTGGAGCTTGTACTCCGGCCCCACGCGGACCTGGACCTCCGTTTCGGGGAGGGCCTTTAGGGTGTCTGTGAGGCGCTTGTACGGGAGCGCCGCGGAGGAGGGGCCTGGGGCCGCCTCCCAATCGCGCACCTCGCAGGAGTCGCGGACGTGCTGCTCTAGGTTGGTGCATCGGGCACGGGCGCTGCTCCCGTCTTGCGTGAGGAGAACCGTCTCCAGAATCGGCATCGTCGCGCTGGAGGGGCGCGCTCGCCCAGCGGTGCGGAGGGTGTCGTAAAGGGTGTCGGAGTCTGCGGTGAACTTCATAGCGGGGAGTTGCTGGTTCGGGTTAGCGGGTTATGGAGAGTGCTCTGTCGCCTCGCGGAGGAGGTCCAGAAAGAACCCCAGCGGGACGATCGCGAGGGAGTCGCCATAGTTTTCACGGACCACCTGTATGTCGACCTCCTCGTCGGGGGTGATGTACTTCGCGATATTCTTTCGGCGCTTTGCCTGTATGCGTACCGCGTCGGTAATCATCGACTCGTCTCCGCGGATTAGGACGTCGCAGGATTCGGCCTCGCCCAGGGAGCGCCCGTCAGAGGCGAACGCGCGTTCGGCCTCCAGGCCTTTCGCTTCGGCCTCCTCGACGATCTCGCGCTCGTAGCGGTTGCCCTTTCGCTTGCTGGGGTGTGTCACTGGTCGGAGTCGTTATCGGTGAAAATAGAGTCGGGAGGGGTTGGGGTGTCCTCGCCTGTGGGGTCGCTCTCACCTCCGTAGAGGCGCTTCGCGGCCTCCATGCCGCCGATCCCCTCGTCGGGGTCGGACCCTGTCTCGCGCCTGCGTCGCCCCTCGTCGGAGCGGTCGGGGTTTTTCATTTCGTCGGGGTCGAGGTCGCCTGGATCGGGTTGGCTTGCCATCGGGTTACTTGGGGGTGTGGAACGAGACGTCGATAAACAGCGAGAGAATGTCGACGAGGCCCCAGGTCGCGAGCCCGACCAGGAGCGCGCCGATTACCGTTTCGATGTAGGCGTCTGGGGAGTTTCCGGTTTGCATAGCGTGGGGGTCATTTCGTGAGAATGTCGAGCGCCTTGTACGATCGGAGCTGGTCCTGGGGAACCCAATAACACGGCTGTTTCTGCGACCCGCGGTTCCCCCAGAATCGGTCTTTTTTCCCCTCCCGGCCACGGAGCCAGCCGGGGAGGGAGACGCGGATCTGGTCGTCGAACGACACGACCGCGAGGAAAAATCGGGCGTCGTCGGGGCTGTCCTCGTGGAGGAGGAGGTGGCCCCCGTCATATTCGGTCGTCTTGACCTCGTGCTCGCCCGACAGGTCCCCAATCTCCCGCAGCTCCGTTCCGCGGGTCTGGACGGCCTCGATCTTTCGAGCGACAGCGCGCTCTCCGATCTCGCCCAGAATGTCGTTCGCGAGGCGCTGCGTGACGCCCCGTTCGGTGCTTTGCCCGTGGTCGCTTCGGTCTGCCCCGCGCTTTAGCACGCGGGACGTGTTCATTCCTGCGGCTGTCGAGGCGAGGACGAGCTCTTCGTACGAAAGGGAAATCGAGTCCATAGCGGGGTCTAAATGAGTTTGCGTGTTACGCCTAGCGGGGGAGCTGGGGGAGGCATTTCATTAGGGTGCAGCCTCCACGCATAATACTCGCGTTTTTCCGTTAGCCCGACGCGCTCGAACCCGGCGCAACGAAAACAATACCCAGGCTCCCCCTCTAGTACTTCGGCGGGGTCAACAAACGTAACCATACCCTGCGTCGGCATCGTCGCATATTTCCAGCGCGTTGCAGCGACTGCGTTCTGAATCAAAGTCGAGGAAAGACGCGAACCCTCGTTGCGAAAAAGCGAACACTCCCAGGCTCCAGCCCACTCGTGTTGAGTGACTTCCTCGCGCTGCCATACTGTTACCCATAGTGCGTTCGGTTGCCATAAAACGAGGCATGAACCAGGGCGAACGAACTGCGGGGAGTCTGGGGTTTGACGGCTGTAATGTCGGTCAGCCAAAGGCTTCGCGCGGGGGTCTGCGCGGTGGCTTATCTGCCATTCCATAGCGGGGTATTATCGTTTGTGGAGGGCGCGAGCGGCGACGTCGCGGTCGAACCAGAGCCGCAGCGAGAGCGCCTCTCGCTCGCGGTCGTAGATCCTCCAGACGCCTTTATGCTTCCCACAGCGCCGCAGCTCGCAGAACATCGAGCGGTTCATTCGTCGTCGGGCTTTGGTCCAGGCTTCGGGGCGTCGCGGTACTCGCTGATATACTTGCGGACCGTGCGCGGGTGGACGCCCAGGCGATCCGCGGCCTCGCGGCGCGTAAGATCGAGGTCGAACACGAGGCGCGCGGCCTCTCTGGGGGTCGCTTTCTTGCTTCGGCCCCCGCGCTCGTTTTTCCATTCGGTGTCGGTCGATACCCAACCTCGCTTGCTCCAGTCGAGGAGCGTCGAGTACGGGACGTCCAGAAGCTCCGACACGCCGGGAAGCGGCATCACGTCGTACAGCTCGTCGGCGCGGGAAACGGTCTGGGCTGAATACTTCGATTTGTGTAGGTTTTGGGGCTTTGCGTCCATAGCGGGGAGGTTTTTACTGCGGTTAAAGCTAGTCGACCAGGGAGGACTCGAACCTCCGACTCGCGGCTTAAAAGGCCGCTGCTCTGCCTGCCTGCGCTACTGGTCGAGGCGACCCCATAGCGCGCCCCAGGGGTCGGAGGGGCCTCCTAGTCGATACGGAGCGTATCGGCTCTGTCAGCCTGTTGAAATGAGGTAGCGGAGAGGGCGTAGGTCCTCGCTCGCGACCGCGATCGTCGCGGTGTCCCACTCCCCGCCGACCTCGTGGTCGTCGACCTCGTATTCGGCGTCGTACTCCTCGCAGCGCCGAACGAACGCGTCGCGGCTCCGCTTCGATGTGAACGTAAAGCGCCCGACGTCGTCCGATCGGACGCGGTTGTAAGCCTCTTCGGTCATGGTTGAAAGTGCTTGCTTGTTCGTGGGCCAACGGAGGGGTCAGGGGCGCTCAAAACGGGAGCTCGTCGTCGGGCTCGAAGTCCTCCCCAGGCTTGCGCCCGTCGTCGGGGCCGCCCCCGCCTGCGGAGGCGCTTTGCGAGGTTGGGGCCCCGTCGCCGCGCGGCGCGCCGCTGTCGTTGCCGCCCAGGAACGTGACCTCCTGGGCCTTGATCTCCGTGGAGTACCGCTCGATTCCGTCGCTGTCGGTGTATTTGTTCGTGACGATCTTGCCCTCGACGTAGAGGGACGAGCCTTTCGAGAGGTACTCCGTGCAGATTTCGCCCAGGCGACCCCAGGCGACGACGTCGTGCCATTCGGTGTTCTGGACCTCCGTCCCGTCGTCGCGGGTGTACGACTCGTTCGTCGCGACGCTCATATTGCAAACGGAGTCTCCGCCTCCGGTCTGTCGGAGCTGCGGGTCCTCGCCTAAATTGCCGATAATCTGTGCCTTGTTGAGAGAGCCCATATCGGGTCTGTGTGTCGGTTGTGAGAGGGGTAAAGAAAGCGGAGGGGCGAGCCCCCTCCGCGCTGGGGTTGCCTACTGGAGAGGGAGCTCGCGCTCCTCCTCGACGTGCTGGTCCATTTTCCACTCCCCAGGAGCGACAGCGTACGCCCAGGCCTGCGGCCAGTCGTCGACGTGGAGGAGCTTCGGGTTGTCGATCCCCGCGACGGTCGCGAGCATCTTTCCGAACGTCTGTTTGTTGTGGCCTGCCTGTTTCGCGGCGTTCCAGAGCTGGAGGGCCGCGTCCTCCGTGATCTTTCCGTTCTCGCGGGTGTCGGGCGTCGGAGGCTCGCTGGGGGCTGGGGTCTGGGAACCCGTCCCGGCCTCGCTCTGGGCGCTTTGCGGCTCCCCTGCGGCCTCCTCTAGGTTCCCCGACTCGCCCTCCAGGGGGTGGACCTCCTCGACCGTTTCGCTCTCGCGGTCGTACACTTCGACCGGGGCGTCCCAGGGGACGTACACGCCCAGGATGTTGCCCTCCGTCGTGCCGCAGTCGATCGTATAATTTTTGCCGCCTGCGTAGGCGCGGAGCCGTATTTTCGAGAACTTGCGCCCCTCCGCGCTTTCGAGGTCCTTGTCGAGGAGGATCTGGACGTCCTCCTCGCCTGCGGCCTTTCGGATCTTTCGGCAGGCCCTGGAGAACTCTCGCTCCACGCCCTGGACGTCGACGAGCTCCTCGATCGAGCCCTCGACTTCGATTGTGAGGTCCGCGAGCTGATAGATTCCGGTCATGGTCGTTTTACTGCGTTTGCTTGGAAGTAGTGAGGGGCATGCTCCTCGACACGCTCGATTCGCCCGTCGAGGGGGAGCCCGTTAAAATAGGGAGTCGGGAGCTGGGGGAGGACCTCGCCCCAGGGGTCGGGGTCGATCATGCGATCGAGAGGCGATCTTTTTGGTAGCGCCGCAGCGAGAGGGTGTCGATTCCGTCGCTGTATGCTTGGGCCCCGCTGTCCAGAGCGTCGGACATTTCCGACAGGAGCCCGTCCATCCGGCGACCCGCCCCCGCCCTGTCGTCGGAGTCCGGCCTGTAACACTGGACCGCGTAGGGCCTGGAGCTCTCCACGACCACGAACACAAAGTCGACAGGGTCGGCCCCCAGGGTCGCGGCTGCGGCTTCGTAAAACGGAGGCTGGAGCCAGTACCCGTGTTTCGCGTACTTGCGCCGAAAGTCCTGGGGGTGGGCGCTGCGCGCTGTCTTTAGATCGACAAGCGCGACCTCCCCGTCTGGGAGACACGCGACGCGGTCGATTCGGGCGCGGAGCATGAGCCCCGTCTCGGGGTCCTCCCAGAGGATCGTCGCCTCCTCCAGGCCTGGGAGCCCGTGGAGAAGCGGGGCCGCGTCGGGGTCTTGCTGGGTCGCCTGGGCGATTCCCTCCGCGCTGTGGTAGTGCGAGCTTTTGAGGACCTCGATATCGTCGGGGTCGCCGCTGGGGGCGTGAACTCCGCAAAACCACTGCCCGTCGTGCCGTACTTTCGCGGAGTTAGAACACTGGTCGCCATCCCCCTTGATACCCTCGCAGCGATCCGCGGCGACGTCGTACCTGTCCTCGAATACGCGCGGCTGGAGGACCCTCGCGTGGGCTGCGGTCCCCAGGTCCATAGAGTCGGAGCTGTCCTCCTCCTCGCTGGACTCCAGCGAATATAGCGCGTGGAGGGGCGACATTCGCGCCGCCTCCGCGAGGATCGAGCGGGAGATCGCGGGGTGGTCGTGGTAGTCCGATTCGGGAACGCCCAGGTACAGGCCTGGGCTCGCCCCAGGGCCGAACGCCTCCGGTCCCTGGGCTTTTGACGTGAGTTGTCGTTTCGTTTCCTGCGGGTCCATAGCGGGGGGTTACTCGTTTGGGAAATACTTCGGGCGCTCGACCTGGAGGTCGTCCAGCTCCATCACGAGGACGGTTTCCTCCTCGCCAGAGGTGCTGTACAGGTCGACCGTATAGTGAGGCGAGGGGGTCGTGTCGACGCAGCCCAGGAGCGATTCCCACTCCACCCCCTCCTCCTCCAGGTATCGGGCGAGAGCGTCGCCCCAGCTCTGGGCCTCGATCGTCTCCAGCTCCTGCGTCGTCGTCGAGAGTACCGCGTACGTGGTGGAAGTCATGCGGGGCGAGGAGGGGGCGTAAGAAAGACGAGAGCGGCCCAGGCCCGAATCGAACGGGCACAGGCGCGGGAGACTGCCGCGCTGTCCATCCTTGAACGTCTGGGCCGTGTGCCCCTGGGCGTTGGGGCATGAGCCCGTGCCCAGGAGCGCGCGGCGTTTGTGCAGTGAGGCCCCGCGTTGCCTCGTGCTGGGGTTCGATTGCGCCCCCAGCTCGCGCCCCCGGTTGTTCGACCCTGGGGAGGGGGGACAGGTCAGCCGATTTTCTGCGAGTCGTCGAGCATGCGGCGCAGAACGTCAGCCCTGGAGGGGGAGACTTTCCCGTCCTCGCAGTCTGGACAGCCTTTCCCGCCCTCCAGGTCGGAGCATACGGGACAGTCGACGAGGGCGTCGCCCGTCGTGTGGGGGCGCGCGCCTCGCTTTTTGGGCTGCTCGCGGTCATGCATGCGGCGCTTGGGGGTGACTGACGTAACGCGGTAAAATTCACGCGCTGCGCGGTATTGGGTTTCCCGCTATGCAGTTTTTAGCAGACTTCACAAAACATATATAAAATCACGTGGAGAGGTGCTTTTCCACTTCCGCGACCAGCTCGATCGTCGACGGGGCGAGGAGGCGGGAGAGCGTCGACCGGGCGAGGCCTGGGACCTCCTGGGCTGTTTTCTTAATCGCCCCCGCGGACGGGCGCGAGAGTACACGCTCCCGCAGCTCTTTCAGAGCGTCAGCGGTGGGGGTTTGGGATTGTTCTGTATTTTTCTCGCCCGAATCTGAACCAGAACGTACTTTTGACATAACGTGTGACACAATCGCAAGGGAAAAGTGCAGTATGCACATAAAGCGCACATGCACACACGTTCCGAATAACCAATTGTCACGCTATGTCTGACATCAGCGAGCTACGAGAGGAAGCGGGTATGACGCAGAAGCAGGCCGCGGAGAGGCTGGGGATACCCGTCACAACGTTCGGCGCGTACGAGCGCGGACAGCGTTCGCCCAGCTACGAGGAGGGGGTCCGCTTGCGCGAGGAGCTCGCGGAGGCCGCGGGGGTGTCCTTGGGCGATTCTCCCCACGTCGTCACAATACAGATGCCTCCCGTCGCGGCTGGTCGTGGGGGAGCCGGGAGCGGAGAGCGGGTCGAGGTCCAGATCGACGAGAGACTGTTCGAGGGGACAGAGATTAGCGCGGAGAGCGACTTTTATCACCTCCAGGGGTCGGGGCTGGAGCCGCTCCTGTCCCACGGTCAAGCGATTGGGGTGGACCCCTGCGCGCGCGTCCTGGGCGACGACCTGTACGTCTGGTGGTGCAGCGAGGGGGAGGGGTACGTCGCGGGGCTCCTCTCCTCTGTGCGCGGAGGCCTCCAGCTGGAGACGAAAGGACCGAACCCGACGTCGACGTTCCTCCGACACCTGGGGGAGGGTCGGTACAGAACCCCAGAGGGGGAGGAGAGCACGATCGAGATACAGGGGCGCGTCGTGGGGGCGACGATGAACCCCAGCCGCGTTCTTGCGGAGATACGAGAGGGCCGCGGAGAGGCCCCTGGAGCGAGCAGGCCCAGCCCCAGGGTTGACAGAGAGGAGCGGCCTGTCGTATAGTGTAGACCCGGCGACACTCCACAAATACGAGAAACCCCAGGGAGCCGATCTGTGGAGCGAACAGGTCGAGCGGCTCGCCTGGGGTCCCCGCTATGGATTCCCTAATATACGCCCCAGACACAAAGGTTTCAACTCGCGCCCTCCAGCCTGGAGGCGACTCGCGGGGCGTGTTCTAGCGCGCGGAGGAGTCCCCAGACGGGCGCGTTGAGGGAATGACGTGTGAGCCGCGCGGCGCGCCCAGAGTGCCGACTCCTCCCACGCTCTGGAGGATAGACAGCGAGCGCGGGGGCGAGCCGTAGCTGTCGACCGACGCTCCGCGACGACCCGGTGGCTCCCTCTCGGCGTAGCGAGGGGCGCGTGTCGTTTCCTCCAGCCCTGCGCCTGGACTGGAGGGGCTGTGACGGGCTCGGGCTCTCGGTCCTCTGGGCCGCGCTCTGTGCCCTTAGAGCGGGACTCTGTCGCCGCGAAAGCGACAGGGCCTCGCCGCTCTGTGGCTGATCGGGGTCTGGGATCGGACCCCTGGGGGTGGTAGAGGAGGGAGTCAAGGACCAATGCGAACGCAGTGAGCGAGGGAACGACGAGCGACGAACCTCCGAACATAGATAAAGACGTCCACGCGTAAAGCGATTTCACTTTCGGTTCGGTAAAGCAAACGACTCTGTTTTACAGCCGAACCCGCAGCGACGCGGCGACGAGCGGTTCCAGGGTGGGAGAGAGCGTTCCCTGGGCGTGTAGCTCCACGCTGCGATAACGGAGGCTCGCGCCCAGCCCCAGCCCCAGGCGCGGGTTCCCCAGCCCCAGGCGCGGGGGATTGCGGAGTCGGGCGAGCGCGTATAGCCTCGCCTCGAATACCTGGGAGGGGACCTCGTACAGGCGTTTCTCGTAGCGCCTCGCCTGCGGGTCCCACGCGGTAAACTCGACGCGATCGGTTCCGACGTCGAGCGGGGTTTCTGTCGCGACGAGCGCGCTTCCGACGTTCATCTGCGAGGGAATCGGGACGTACACGGAGTCGACCTCGCGGATCGTGTCTGTCTCCGTCCGCGTCTTGTACCGGACCTCGACGTCGGCCTCGTCCTGCCCTGCGGTGTCGCGGGGCTGGAGGTAGCGGCCTAGCTGGGCGATCTCTGTACGTCCAGAGAGCGGTTCGGTGCTGGAGGAGGGGGAGAGGACGTGATACGCCCCCGCGCCCAGGAGAGCGCCCAGAGCGAGGGCGAGCGCGGCGCTGGTGGCGTTACTTGGAAGCTGAATCACTGCCGGGAGGGGTGTACGTGTCGCTGTCGACGTAGGGGACGCGGGTGAGCTCCTCCCGCTCGCGTTCGGTGATCTGCTCGTGGCTCGCGAGTCTGGAGATCAGCCTGTCGATCCGTTGGACCAGCGCGTCGATCGCAGCCGACAGCTCCTCGCGGCGAATCTGCGACTGTGTGAGGCGCTTCTGTGTCTTGCGGAGCTCCTCCTCCGCGGCGTCGAGTCGGCCCTCGACAGAGGTGAGGCGCTCCTCCAATCGGCCTGCGAGCGACATCGCCTGGGCGTGCTCCTGGGAGTCCGCTTTGCGCTCCTGCTTTTTCCAGGTGGCGTACGCGGAGACGATGCCCCCGCCTGCGAGCGCGGAGACGAGGCTCCCCAGCGCCCCGGCATACGACGAAATGAACTGGACGATCTGATCCATCATGCCGGGTCGCGTTCGACGTGGATGTGTGTCGAGTGCCCGACGTCCGCGCCGAACACGACGTCGAAATCCTCTCCCAAAATGTCCGCGATCTGGTCCGCGACGGCCCCAGGATTTTCCAGGTTCCAGACGCGGAGGTCGATTGCTTGCGCGCCGTTCGACTCGTAGTGGAGCGAGCCCTGGGAGTGTACTCCATCTCCCTCCTCGCCCTCGTTCCCAGAGGTCACGACGAGGGCCTGGTCGGTTCCCTCGTACGCCTCCCCAGCCGCGTCGAGGATCGCGTTTTGGGCGCTCGTGCCCTTGACCTCCGCGGTTGTTTTGAGGTGGTATGTGGTCCCCGCTGGGGTGGTCTGTGTCCGCATAGATCGAGGGTGAAATTGGGCTTTTCCAGCGCGTTTATACTGTACCGACTCCGCTCCGAAAAGGTGTTAAATTGGGTAAAGCGGAGGCGAAAACCTGGGCCGCCCTCGCGGTGGGGCGATAGGCCCCGCAGCCGATCAGAGCCGCGCATTTTGCTTCTGCGAAGATCGAGGGGGTGGGCTGGGGGTTGCCCCTCGCTTTCGGAGAACTCCGACCAATCGCGCGGGGGCGCGTGCGCGTGAGGCGCTAGGTTATTTGCCCCCTTGTGTCGATATCTCCGTTGCCATCTGTCCTTGCATAGGCGAGTTCAATTTGCCCCACACTGTTTTGGTATGTATAGAGAATAAGGTCGTCGCCGTCCATCGCAGTTTTGAGTTCTGAATCTGTGGGGTCCCCAAACACCGCAGGCGACCCAAATACGACTCCGTTCGCAGCCGTCCCGTCTATGTCCTCGACGCGAACCGTACCGTTCAATGAGATAAATCTTATTCGGTCCCCAGAGAGGTCGAGGCGCTTTTCAGAGTTGACTCGTATCGCGTTTTCGTCTTTAGACTCCAGGTAAAAGACGTCGGGACTGTTCGGGGTTGTACACCACATCGCCGCCTGTGTCGTCCCGTTCTTTGTTATCGTGTAGGCGTTTTCGAGTGTGAAAAACTCCCCCGCGGCCTCAATGTCGAACCCGTTTTCGTCGACCCTGAAATCCCCCGCGCTGTTTGTGATCTCCCCGTTGGGGTCGTTTGTGTTGTCCATCGTGAGGGACCCGGTGATAATCGTATTCCCGTCGAGGGTGATCGAGTCCCCAGCGAGCCGCGCGCTCGACCCGTCCGCGTTTGCGACGAGCGAGACGCTCGCCGTCGACCCCTCGAACGCGACGTCCGCCTGGAACCGCGCCTCCGTCTCCGACGCGGTGAGCTCCAGCCCAGCGCGCGCCTCCGATTCCTGCGTGAGCTTTTTCGCGAGGAGCTCGATGTTGCTCTCGTTCGCGCTCGCCTGGGCGCTTAGGCTCGCCTCCGACAGGGCGCTCGTGTCCCCGACGTCCTCCGCGAAATTGCTGTCGGTGATCTCGAAAGACCCGTCGATTGTCGTGCTGCCGTTAAGCGTGACCGTATCGCCCGTGACTGTAAAGTTGGCGTTGACGGTCGTGTTGCCGTCGAGCGTGACCGTATCGCCCTCGACGGTGAACGTGCCGTCCACGACCGTATTGCTGTCGAGCTGGACGCGGGAGCCCGTGACCTGAAAATTGGAGTTGACCGTCGTGTTGCCGTCGAGCGTGACCGTGTCGCCTGTGACCGTAAAATTCGAGTTTACGGTCGTGTTGCCGTCCAGGGTCACAGTGTCGCCCTCGACGGTGAACGTCCCGTCGACGACCGTATTGCTGTCGAGTTGGACGCGGGAGCCCGTGACCTGAAAGTTTGAGTTTACGGTCGTGTTGCCGTTGAGCGTGACCGTATCGCCCGTGACCGTAAAATTCGAGTTTACGGTCGTGTTGCCGTCCAGGGTCACGGTGTCGCCCTCGACTGTGAACGTGCCGTCGACGACCGTATTCCCGTCCAGAATGATGTTTTCCCCTGCGAGGATAGCTTGCGACCCGCTCTCCCCCGCGAGGAGCGAAATCGAGGCGCGGTTGTTGACGTCGTTCTTGTTGTCCTCAAACTGAACGCTCGCCTCGAACGTCGATTCGGTTTGGCTCGCGAACAGCGACAGGGTCGAGGCCGAAAACTTGCTATCGTCCCCAATGACTGCGGCCTGGGCGCGGACCTCTGCCTCCGTTTCGCTCGCGGTGATCTCCAGCCCCGCGCGAGAGGAGGCCTCCTGGGTTACGCGCTGGGCGATTAGCGCGAGGTCCGACTGGATCTCGTCGAGGCGCGTCCCGACGTTCTCGCCTCCCGCGACCACGACCTCCAGGCCCTCGTCCTGCGTAAATTTGAGGTAAGACCCGCTCGTCGAGTCCGACGTCGCGGCCTCCAGGTGCCCAATAATCGCGTTCTGGTCGAACCGCGCCTGCGAGGAGTACACCCCAGGCCCAGAGGCTTTCGCCTCTGGTACGTTAGAGAGGTCCCCGCGGTGGTTAATCGTCTCGAACGTGTCGGGGACCCCGTCGCCCGTGGTGTCCTCCCAGCGGAGGATTCGGTCGAAAGTGCCGCCCAGGACCGACCTCTCGATTAGGTGGTCCCCGCTTTTACCATAATCGAGGGCGACCGACCCGGCCCCGACCTGCTCCCCCGCCACGCCTCCGGCGTCCAGAACTGTCGCGCTCCAGGTTTGCGTTTCCCCGCTCGCGTCGAACCCGGTGGGCTTTGTGACCTCGATCCACACGTCCGCGACCGTGAGGCCGCCTCCCGATCGGTCGACGTAGCGGAGGCGAACCGTGTCGCCCTCTTCGAACACTGCGCTTCCGGCGAGCCCTGGGAGGTTCTGAAGCGTAATCTTCGCGCTCGACCCCGCCTGGGGGACCGTCCAGTCCTCGTCCAGTTTCGCAAAACTCTTTGTCAGAAAGTCCTCCCCGGCGAGAGCCTCCTCGACTTCCGCGATAAATCGGTCGACGCGGAGCTCGTCGGCGTAGATCGAGCGAAAGTCGGCGCTCCCGTTTGCCAGGATCGCCCATTTCTCCAGCTCTGGGGTGTACTGCGGGTGGAGGACGTCCCCGGTCGTCTCCAGCGCGGAGCCTGTCCATTCGAGAGAGCTGGTGGTGTCGAAACGGTTCGCCCCAGGATTCCAAAACGGGACCCCCCCGTCGTGGGGCGCGTCCTCCCGCGTCGCGAGGGCCTGCGTCTGGTCGACGGTGCTCGTCGAGTCGAGGGTCGCGGTCGCGCCGCTGGTTTGCCCCTCGATCGCCTCCCCCGCGGAGAACGTCCCGGTTCTGCCCTTAATCGAAAGATCGTTCCCAGAGTCTTTCCAAACGAGCCCCTCCGCGCCGCTGGACTGCCCAACAACCTCCTCGTGCAGCTGGAAACTCCCAGAGAGAGAGCTGTACGCGAGGGTCCTGTACCGAACCCCCACGCGGCCCGTGTCTGTCGATTCCTGAAACGCGACGAGGACGGGCTCCTCCGTGCCCCTGTCGGCCTCCAGGCCTGCGTATCCTTTCGTGATACCGACCCCCTCCTCTCCTGCGTTGAGGAACAGGAGGTTGTCGCTCGCCTGGAGAGTCGTCGTGTCGACGATCGTTTCCTCCCCCTCGACGTACAGGTTCCCCGACACAGCGACGTTCTGGTTGAACCGCTCGTCTCTGTCGGTTCGGGCGACCGTCTCGTCGACCGCGACGGTTCGGTCCTGCGTCAAGTCGCCCAACGCCTGCACCCCAGCCCCTCCCGTGAGGGCGCGGTCCGCGCGGACAGCCTCGCTCGCGGCGTCAGCTTGCGCTCCCAGGGCGATTTGCCCCGCGCTGGGGGTGTTGGTGGTGTCGAGCTGGAGGCTCTTAGCGGTGAACTCTGCCTCCTCGTGGAGGTCCTGCGGCGCGGTGAACTGAATCTCCAGGTCCTTGTCCAGGGCCCCGTCGACAGTCGAGGCCTCGACCTCCACGCGGTTCGGGGTTCCCTGGGCCGTAACCGTTCGCGATCGGCGCACAGTGACCGCGTCCAGGGCGTCGATCTGGGCCTCCGTCTGGACGATCGCCTGGGCGAGGCGCTCCGTGTCCTCGTCGCGCGCGACCGTGTCGTCGACCGCGACGGTTCGGTCCTGCGTCAAGTCTCCCAGCGCCTGGACGCCATCGCCCCCCGTGAGCGTGCGGCTCGTGCGAACAACCGTGTCGTCGACCGCGACGGTTTGCCCGTCGCTTTGGACGTCGATTCCGGCCCCGCCCAGGAGCGTCGTCGTTCCTGAGAAATCGTCGCTGTCCCCCTCTGTCGAGAGGAGGCCGCTGGGTTTGGCTGTGAGGTTCTGGTACGACGTCACGCCCCCGCCTCCGTCTTGCTGGACCACTGTGCTCCCAGAGCTGCCCCCAGAGCCGCCTCCGCTGGACTCCATCACGTAAGCCTGAACCAGCCCCGCGACTCCGTCGTCGCGTAGCTCTGTGAGCTCGATCGTCCCCGCGTTGCTGTTTCCAGACCCCCAGGTCCGCGACATATGCGTGACCGTGTAGGTGGTCCCGCCCTCGTTTAGGACGTGGTAGGGGAGAACGCGCTCCCCCTCCTGAAAAACGACCTGTCGGGTTCTGCGGTCGAGCGTTGACCGCTGTTGCCGCATCCATCGCCGCGTCGTCAGCTCCTCCAGGCCCAGCCCCGAACGGGAGCCCCCGTCGTAAATCGAGGCTTTCCAGTCGCCCAAGAGCGCGCTGTCGCTGTCCGACAGGCCGCGGGGGTGGCCCGTCGTGGGCCCCGACCCGACCCGGTGCTGGAGGGTAACGCTTCGCCCGAACTGCTCGTCGAGGCTCGTGTACCGCGTCTCGTCTACGGCCTCTCCCTCCAGGGCGAGCTCGACAGAGACGTCGTCGATCTGTGTCGTCGCCCCCTCCGTGCGAAACGCGACGCGGAGCTGTTTGTCGACCAGAACGGTCCCGTCTGGGGCCTCAACTGGAACGACGAGCTCCTGGTCGTTCATGCTGGACCCGTGAGGCCCCTGCCCCACGCCGCCGCGGAACCCGCGGAAATTCCTGGTCGGGAAGTTTGCCCCAGGGTCGTAGCTGTTCGTTTCCGTCGTCCATTTGTAGTACGCCAGGATCGTCCCTGGGAGGTCCTGGGGGATCTTGGCGAGGATCGAGGTATCCCCGACCCGAACGGGGGAGAGGACCTCGACTTTGGCCCGGTCCGTGGAGTTTGGGCCAAACAGATAGCCCCCGGTGGGGATCACGACCGCTCCCGGCTCTGTGCCGGGGACCTGCTCGTCGAGCGCGATCGTGCCGCGCTCCGCTGCGTCGACCGCTCCCGCGACGCTTAGGACCCCGCCCTGAACATAGTAGTTTCCCAGCGAGAACCGCGTAAACAGCTCCTGCCTCGAATCCTCGACGTCGATCTGTCGCACTTTCCATGCGAATTTGAGCGCCCCTCGACCACCGGGGTTGAAAAGGTTGGCGTCGACGTCCTGGGCGATCTCCTCCCCCTCGAACGTCCCCGACATGTCCTCCAGCTCCGCGACGTATGTGTTTTCCTGCGTGCCGTTGTCCTCTAGGGTCGTGTTGTCATACTGTACCGCGGAGGGGGAGCCGCTCACCGCGTCCCAGGCGTCGGTCGACCCGTTCCCGCTTGGCTCCTCGAACGAGCCGTTCTGGACGAGCTCCCCCAGCTCGTCGTACGTGTATTTCGATTGCAGCTGTCGCAGCCTCTGGACGCGGCTCTGGGGCCTCTCGCTGTCGAGCTGGTCGGGGAGGTCCGCGCGTACGTCCAAATCCGTAGAGGTCCCAAAGCGGTCCGCGCTCGTGGGCATCGTCCACGTCTGGAGGGCGCTCCCGTCGCTGATCTGCCCTCTCTGCCGTAGCCACCACTCGCCCCCGGCCTGGAACAGCTGGAGCCCGAACCGCTCGCAGAGCCCCGCGAGCTGCGTCTCTGCCGACAGCACGCCCTCGACGCGCCCCTCCTCGGTGATCTCCTGGTACGCGGTGTCCGGTATCGTGATCTGGTCGAGGGGGCTATGCGTCGGCCCCGCGAGGTCGAGGTCGTAGCTGTCCCACGCCATCGACGTGTTCGCCGGGAGGTCGTGAACAAGACCGCGGAGGACCTCCTCGACGACGTCGGAGGCGACGTACGCCCCGCTTCCCGAAACGTATGCGTCCTCGTTCTCCAGAAGCGCGAGCCCGTCGATCGCCTCGACGCTGATCCGCTCCCCGTCGATCTTGGGGTGAGCGCCCCAGAGATCCGTCGCGACGTAGCCCATCCACTCCAGCTCCAGCCCAGAGCCGCGGTCGACCTCGAAACGTAGTCTCCACTCGCGGTCCCCGCTGTCGAACAGCTCCTCCAGCTGTTCTCCCTGGGCGTCGCCCACGACCCCCAGCTCCGCGTCAGAGACGAGAAGCGGCCCCGTGAGGTCGTCGCCCCCTGCGGAGCCCCACGTAACCGTCAGCGGCTCCTCTGCGGCTTGGAGCGCCGACACGCCCCCAGAGTAGTTTTGCTGTTGGAGGTCGACCCGCGCGCCCCCGCTTCGGGAGTTCCACTCGATCCTGTACTTGGTTCCGTATGCCATAGGTGGGGAGGCTGTCTGTTAGCGTCCGCGTCGCGCCTGCGCGCGCTTCGAGACGTCGTAGGTCGTGACAATGTCGCGCCCCTCGCGCCGCGTCTCCCCGCGGACCTCGACCTCGACCGCGAGGCCCTGGGCTCCGGCCCCTGTCGGGGCGCTCGCCGTGGCCTGCGGCATGGGCGAGGGCTGGGAGAGCATCCCCTCCAGCTTCGAGAGCGGGAGGACAGCCTCGCTTTCCGACCCCTCCCCGACGACAGCAAGCGTGGGCCCGGTGACGACCCCGCCGTCCGCAAGGCCGAACGCCTTGCCCAGCGCGCCCCCGATCGAGGTGATGCCTCCAGAGCTGATATTCGCCGCAGCCTTGATCGCCGCGACGACCGCGAGCTTTGCCGCGACCTGGACGAGCTTCGAGATCACGTCGCCCAGGACCGACACCATCGTCTGCCCGAAGTCGAGGGCCGCGTTTTTGCCCTGAATCAAGTTCGACACGCTGCGCCCGATCGAGCTGGTTACGCGGTTGAACCCGTTAGCGAGGCTCGTTGTCGCCGCTTTCCCGGCTTGCTTTAGGCGCGAAATCGAGTTTTCCGCGGCGCTCGTGTTGTTGACCAGCTGGAAAATCGGCTGGAGGCTGGGGAGGCTGCTCCCGCTCTCCCCCTCGCCTCCAGAGCTGGGGCCCTGCCCTCCCCCAGACGAGGAGCCGCCTCCTCCCGCGGAGGGGGACGGGAGCGAGAACGCCCCGCCCAGGTCTTGGAGTTTGCCCTGTACGAACGCGACTGCGTCGCTCGTGCTTTGCTTGACCGCGGCCCAACCGCTGGAAAACGAGCCCTCCAGCGTCGAGGCGACCCCCGACGTTGCGGCCCCCAGATCCTGTTGGGCCTGGGCGAGGCGCTGCCTGTTCGCCTCGATCTCCTCCTGGGGAATCCCGACCTCCCCGTCGATCGTGTAGCTCTCCGCGCCCAGGGCCTCCAGCCCGTCGTTCACGGTCGAGATGAGCGCGTTAATCGCCTGGGCGAACAGGCGCTCGATCTGGTTCCAGGCGAGGGCGAACGTCTCGAAAAGCGCGCTTCCGATCGCGGAGGCCCCGGCCCCCAGGCTGTCGAAAAGCTCCGCGAAAAACGAGGAGAGGCCGCTCCAGTTGTCGTAAATGAGCCCCGCGATCCCCGCGATCGCAGCGATCGCAGCGACCACAGCTGTAACGGGCGAGGTGATCGCCGCGTACGCGGTCGTCGCCGCGGTCCCAAGTGCAGAGAACGCAGCCGACACGCCTGCGATAATTGCAGGCCACGCCCCGTACGCAGCGAGGGCCGCAGAAACGGCAGTCGTCCCCGCCGCGATTGCGGCGACCGTGCCCTTTGTCGTGTCCGACAGGTCCGACAGCGCGGACAGGGCCCCGCGTACGCTCTGGGCCATCGAGCGGAGCCCAGGAATGATTTCCTGCGTAACCAGAGGCGCAAACATCGCTCCCAACTCTCGCCCCAGGCCGACGACCTCGCTGGTCAGAGAGCGCCACGCGCCGCGGGTCCGCTCCAGGGCCGCGACTTGATCGGAGGAGAGAACCTTTCCGGTGCGCTGGGCCTGGGCTGAAAGCTCCGACATTTCCTCGTTCGACAGGCCCAGGACCTCGACCATTTTCTGCCCCGCCTCCCCGCCCAGGATCATTTCGGAGGCCATGATTCGCATTTTTGAGCTCGCGCCCTGGAGCTCCTGTCGCAGGCGCGCGAATATTTGGGACGTCGAGTTGTTACGGAGGAAATCTTGGCTGATCCCCAGACGGTCGAACGCCTCTTTCGCCTCGCCCGTCCCCATCGCGGCCTCCTGGGAGCGAATCGCGAGCTCCTTTAGCCCGTCCCGCACGGCGTCAAAGTCCGCGCCCGATACTTGCTGGGCCGCGAACGCGATCTCCTGTATTCGCTCGCGAGCGACGCCCGACTGTTGGGCCGCTCTGTCGACCTGTTTCGCGTACTGCGCTGTCTCCGCGACGAGCGTTCCGATCCCGGCCACTGCGGAGGACACAGCCGTCGTAATTGCGGCGAGCCCTGCGGCCCCCACCTTACCCGCCGTGTTGATCTTGCTCCCCATAGCGGAGGCGCTAGAGCCTGTCTCGTCCATTTCGTCGCCTGCGTCCTCCGCGCTGTCTGCGGTGTCGTCGAGCTCGTCCCCCGCGTCGCTCGCGTCGTCCGCGACAGAGGACATTTGGGAGCTCGCTTTCGCGAACCCAGACGTTTCAAAATTTACCGCAAACGTCTTACTCGGCATCGCTGGGCGTGTCGTTTATGTCGGGGTCGACGAGGCTCCAGTCGTCGACAATATCTGTGTGTTGGTCGACCTCCCAGCGGAACGCTTTGAGCTCCTCCTCGTCGCGCTGGGCGCGGGGAGGCGTGCCCCCAAAGAAATCCGCGAGGGCGATTTCGTCCTCGGCCAAAGCGTTCACGACCGGAAGCGTCTCGACGCGGATCGTCTCGACCGTGTCGCGGAGGCTCGCTTGCCTGCGTAGGATGTACTCCCGCAGGGACATTCTCTGAATCTCGCGCCTGGAGAGCCCCTCCTGGTAGCCGAACCGCTCCCACTCCGTCGCGTCGACGTCAAAGATCGAGCCCCCCTCGTCTACTTTCCCGACGTGACCGCGTCGGGGAGCTGCTCGTCCTCCAGGCCCTGGTACTTCGACATAAGTTTCGGCCCCAGGTCCTGGGCCACGCGCGGGGAGATCACTTCCTTGAAGTCTGCTTTCTCGATCTCCGCGTCGAACGGGAGCGTGCCAACAAAAAGCAGCGTCGAGAGCGCGTCGAGATTGCCGACAATGTCCTCCTCCTCCAGCTCCGCGAACGAGGAGAAGTCGATCCCGCGCTCCTCTGCCTCCTCGAACGCGGACTGGTTCAAAAACCACTGGAACGACTGCCCCGCGATCTCCAGCTCCATCGCGTCGGGGTGGTCCGTGAGGTCGTCGAGGAAATAGGACATACGTGAGGGCGCGCTTAGAAAGGGTTCGATGAGCTCTCCCCCGAACGAGCGAAACGAGTCCGCTCTTAGAGGCTCCGGTTATTGCGTGATTCGCTCCAGAGGCCCGTCCCCCTGGATCTCCGTCGAGAGCGTGGGAAAGCTGTTCCGCTCCAGGCTGATCTCTGCGCTGGAGAGGTAGCCGTCGCCCTCCCAGCTGGTCGAGCCCGTCACGGGCGAGCCGCCCTCCCGGTGCTGGAGCGCCATCGTTGCGGTCGACTGACTAAAGTACAGCCCGACCAGCCCCTCGATCGTGCTCTCGAAACTGGACGTCTGGGAAACGGTCCCCGACCCCATGAACGGGAGGCTCTGGCTCGCCGGGTCGTCTGTCCCTGCGGAGAGCTCAAATTCGTCCGCAGCGAGGTCCCCCTCCATCGTGACGCCCAGGACGTTGAGTTTCCCAGGCAGGACCTCCCCCGCCTCGCGCGCTCCGTGGATCGCCTCGTACACAGCCTCGTTCGCCGGGTCGTAGTAATGGGCCTCGACGTCGACCTCCCAGGACTGCCTCAACGGAACGTAATAGCTCCACCCCGTCGCCTCGTCGATCCCAGGGGGTACGGAGCCGAACTCTTGTTCCAGCGTCAGCGTCAGCGACTGGACCCCCGCGACTGGCTCGTACGCAAGGCCCGATCCGGTGTCGACTTCGACCTGGAGGCCTGCGTTCCCGTTCGCGAGCGCATCTTTCCCTGTCTCGTCGGGGATCTGCCCCTCCAGGGAGAGGGTCCAGTCCTGGTCGCCTGGGAGCCGATTCGGGAAGTTCGTGTTTTTGACGACGCTCTCCGCAAGCTCTGGGGTCGAGGTGAGGGTCGCGTCTTGCTGGTCGACGATCGCGGTTCCGTTTTGCGCCACCACGACGTTAATTCCTGGGATCTCGTTAGCCATAGGTTAGATCGTCGCCTTGATTTGGGTATGCAGTCGGTAGGTGAGGAGGAGGTCGAGAGCCCTGTCTCCTCCATCCAGGTCGTAGCCGACAGGGTCCTCCTCGTCGGGCTCTCTGGGCCAATAGACGACCCGGTGGTCCGTGGGGTCGATCGTCGCGAAATACAGCGCCTCGATCGCGTTTGCGGCGATCTCCTCGCGCCTGGACACGTCCGCGGCCCCTTTCGGAAATCGCGTGTGTACGCGGATTGTCTGGTCGATCCGGTGCCCCGTATCGGCCTTTATGTCGCCCCGCTTTGGCGTCGAGGGGGCCTCGATCATAACGAGCTCGTCCGCTGCGCTTTCGGTTTGGCGCTGAACCACGACGTCGACAGAGAGCGCCTCGTTTAAGGCGCGGTACAACTCCGCACGTAAAGCCTTTCGGGGGCGTATCATATTAGCGGCTCTCCAGTCGCTTAACCTCGGTTTGCAGAACCTCTCGCGCCGCGTCCCAGAGGTAGGGCTGGGCCTCCTGGTAAATCGTGCCCAGCGCGACGTGGGGCGCGTATTCGAGCGGGCTGTACACCTCGTGTCCCGATCGCGTGAGGCTGTCGCGGAGGTCGCCCGTGTCGACGGGGACCCGGTCCTGGGCCTCCCCCAGCGTCCGCTCTGTCGCGCGGTCGAGCATGTTCTCGACCTGCCCCGCGAAATCGCGCCGCTCGCTGTCGATCCACCTCGACACGTCCCCGGCGTTGTGGTCGACGTCGGCCATCGCTTAGGCGCTTCCGTATGAGAGGAGGATCGCGTCGCCGTCCAGCTCGATTCCCTCGACGGTCGCCTCGATCGTGCGGCCCTCCTCCAGCGTGACCGTCGCGTCGTCCCCAGGCTTCACGTCCAGCACGCTTTCGCTCGCGTAGAAGCGGAGCCCCCCATTCTCGAACACGGCTGGGGTCGCCTCCGCGTCGAGGGCGAGGCTCTGGGCGTCCCCGTCGCAGGCGAGGACCGTTTCGGTTCCCGTCTCGGGGACTCCGTCTGGGCCGGGCTCTCCTGTCGTCGTACGCTCGACCTCGATCGTGTCTTGCTCGTACCTGTCGGAGGTCAGCATAGGTTAAAACCCGTGGAACGGCTCGCGCTCGTCGTAGTCGTTGAGCGGCTGGAACAGTCGCGTCGGGACCTCGGGGACGTCGCTGTACGCGACGGCCTTTTGCCCGACTCGCTCGCGGTCGAGGAACGTCGTCTGCTCCTGCCGAACGCTCCAGTTCACCACCTGGGCCACGACCAGACGCAGGCGACGAACGAGCTCGTCGTTGCTCGCCTCGGGGTCGAAATTCCCGTCCTCGTCCTCGCGGTAGCCGTAGAGATCGACGTTGATCGAGGGGTCGAGCCGACCCTCGAAATACCAATCGAGCGCCGCGTCGCGGTCCTCTTTGTAGCGCCCCAGGACGCGTATCTCCGCGAGCTCGACCCGAACCGCGAGGTCGCCTGCGGCCTGGGCCTTGCTCGACAGGAGCTCGTCCTGGGCGCTTTGTGAGAGGATCTCGGCCATAGCGGGGACCCCGTCATAGGGTCAGTGTTACGCCTTGACGCGAAAGTCGATAGTCGCCCCGCTGCGAATCACTTGGGCCCCAGCGACATGCAGTCCGTCGATCTGGTCGCCTGAAAAGTCCGTGCTGGGGACCCGCCGCACGTTGAGGACCGCGTCCTCGTAGGCGATCGACTGGTTGATCCCGGCCAGGGCGTGGTCGTAGGACGGGCTCGACCCGGTGTTCGTGAACTGATTCACCGGGGCTTTGTAGATCCGAAAACCCTTGTACGTCCCGACGAATCGGTTGCGGATCAGCTCGTCCGCGAGCCCGGTCGGGCTCTCGTCGATCACGTCGTCGTCGATATCCTCCGACACGCGCGGGGGAACAGTGAGCCACCGATTTTCCGCGCCTGCCGGGGCCTCCGCGTTGTCGAGCTTGACCGCAGCCTCCGCGATCTTATCGCGGACGTTGTCGCTCGACGGGTCGTACGTGACCTGGAGGTCCGCGCCCGTGTACTGCGAGAGAACGAACGTCTGGGCCGCTTGCAGAAGCGCGGCGACGCCCTCCTCGCGGAACAGGTCCGCGATCTCAGAGGCGCTGTCGTCGGCCTCGCTCTTGAACGCGAACGCCTTTTTGTGGCTCGCGCTGATCGTGTCGCGGTTCGTCTCGATATCCTGGGGCGTCGGGAGGGTCCCGTTGTAGTCGGAGAGCTGGACGTCGCCCAGCGTCTCGATACGAACGGTGTCCTCCGGCTCCTCAAATGAACCAGCGACGAGCTCGCGGTTGACGAAAGCGTCGTACGTGTTTGCGGCGCGGAGCTGTCGCAGAATCGCGCCGCGGAGTACGCGGTTGAAATTGGCGTTGGAGGGCATAAGTAGCCGCTTGGTTAGATTCGGTTAGTGTCGGGCTGGGTTGGGCCAGCTACTCCCCAGCCCGATCGGGCTGGTTACTTGATCCGGTTCTCCTCCTCTGCGGTTTTCCAGTCGCGGAACGTCTCCTCGTCCATGTTGACCGGGTCGGCGCTCGCGTGCTCCTCCTCGCTCCACGTCCGTTTCCCTCCGGTCGAGCCCCCAGGCTCTGCGGAGCTCCCTCCAGAGACTTCCGTGTCTTTGAACATCGACGGGCGCTCCTGTCGCATTTCCTCGACGACGTCCCCGACCCCCTGCCCGTAGCGGGGCGTCCCGTCGTCCCCGGTGGGGACAAACGTGTCGTCCTCCTCGTCGTACTCGAACCGACTTTTCGCGGTCTGGAGGAATACGTCCTCCAGGTCGCTTTTCACCCCGTCGCTCGCCTGGAGGAGCTTGTTTTCGAGGCGCGTGTCGCGAATCTCCTCGATCTGCGACTCGTACTCCTCGGCTTTCTGGGCTTTCTCCCGCAGCTGGGCGTTCTCTTTTTTCAGTTCCTTGACCTCTCCCTGGGAGGCCCCTTTCGGCTGGAGGTCCTCCTCGCGGAGGTCAACGCCCCTCCGCTGGGCCTCCGATTTCCAAAACTCGTCGTCGCCGCGGAGTTCTTTCCGCGCGGTTTTCTTGGCTTTCTTTCGCGTCTTTCCTGCGACGCGGTCGATCTCCTCCTGTACCCCAGGCAAGTTCGTAGCGTCCTCGTCCTCGCGGAGCTGAATGTCGGAGGGTTCGACCTCCAGCTCGACCTCGTCTCCGTCCTCTGTCTCCGTGTGTACGACAGGCATGCGTTCGGCGTCAGTGTTTTTACGCGCCCTGCGGCGCTTTAGAGAGGCGCTGCGTGTCGTGCGCTACCCGCCCAGGGGTTTACCGTACCCTGGGAAACGTGCTGTTTAACACGCGCACAGAGCGGACAGCGTTCCATAAGAAAAGCCCCGACCTGGGGTACAGATCGGGGCTTTCGTGAACCGAAAGTGATTCGGCTGTGTCACGCCGTCAGCGCGGGTTATCGTGCGCCTGGGCGACGACCGCTCGCGTGTGCTGGACGACGCGAGAGACGTGGGCGTCTGTTATCGTCCGCTCGCCTGGGAGCCCCTGGAGGAGATCGCGGACCTCCTCCTCCCGAATGTCGAACGCGTCGGGGCGCTCGTTCGTGGTCCGGCCCCAGGCCTGCCTCTCTTTCGTGACGACGCGGATCGAGCACTCGCAGTTCGGGTGCGGGTGAGACGGGGTCGTTTTCGGGTGGTAGATCCCCGCGCCGAAATCGTACAGGTCCTGCCGCGCGAGGAGGTCGCACTCGTCGGGGCTCGACCGGAGCCCGCCGTGCCGGGAGGACAGGTTCCACTCGACCAGCTCGACCGCTGGGCTCTCCGCGGCGAGGTCTTTCGCGACCTCGTCGAGCACCCTGGGGAGCGAGTCGGTTCCGTTCCGCTTTACCCTCCTCCAGAGCTGGGGCCTGCGGCTCGCGAGCTTCTCTGGTTCGGTGTCTTTCAGAACCCCGCGAATGTCCGCGGCCCCGCGGGTTTTCGTGTTGCGGAAAACGTCCGCGGCGCGGCCTTTCAAGTCCTCCGCGTCGAAACTCTCCAGGTCGACGCCCCGGTCCGCGAGGGCCTCGACGATCTCCTGGTCGCCTTTCGCGAGCACGTTCGCGACTGCCTGCGCGTACCTGTCCTCCGTCACGTACTTCCGAATATATTTCAGGTCCTGTCGGAGATACTCGACCTCCTCCTCGATCGAGCTCTGGACGAACAGCTGGGCGTTCCCGCTAAACGGGGCGCGCTCGTACGGGTCGACGCCCGAGGCGTCTGGGCTCCAGTCGGGGACGCTCGACGCGGCCCCCAGCGCCGCCGCCGCGTCCTCGTAGCCCTGGGCGTGAGCGCGCTCCATGCGCTCTCGCCCGCGGGTCTGGGCCTGGGCGACAGCCTGGGCCGCCCTGTCTTTCAGCTCCTCCGTCGCGGCCTCCAGGCGCTGCTCCGTGTCCTCCACGCCCTCGCTTTGGGCCACGACCTCGACCGCGCGGACGGTCAGCTCCCGCAGGGACTGGAGGAGCTGGGCGAGGCCCCCGCCCTCCGATCGGAGCTCCTCCTCGAACGCGGACTCGATCCGCTGGTTATATGCGTTGTCTGTGAGTTGGGGCATACGCTACACCGTCGCAATCGGACGGAGGAGGTCTTTTACATACGGGTGGATCCCCGCGCCGTCAAAGGCCGCTTTTAGGTCCGCGAGAAACGTGGAGCGGTCGAGACTACGTAAAGAGAAAGTTTTATAAGTCATAATTAAGCAGTAATAACTTCAAGTTCAGTAGCACTCAAGTTTTCCGGTATCATGTCCAACTGATACCACTTTACAGGCATCCCCCAATAACTCGCTGCTACGTCTGTATCAATCTCGTTGTTTCTCAGTAAGGACCCGTTATGTGAGGCAGATTGTGCGTTTCGACCATCCAAAGATGCCACCATCTGAGATTTCGTCATACTTAACGCGAATCGGTGACGAGTAAATGGTTGTATTGATCCATTTGAAAATGCAATACTATTTGTGCCGTCGTCAAATCTCGCTTGCCAATTGGGATAATCACCCGCACTTCCTAAACCAAAGTATCGGGTTTGTCCAGTTTTTCCTAATATTGGCACATTGCCAACCTGCGACCCATATCCCATGATTTCGACCTCCCCGATAATCGTCATTTGGTTTTCATTCCAAAACTCGCCCAACGGAATGTTAAAATTATCCGCTCCCCTCGTCACGGCAGAGCCGCCCGTAACAATCGGGGTTTGGTAGTTGTGCGTCTTGTGAATCTGCGTGTGGTGATAGTAGGTCCCGTTCCCACTTCCGTTTAAATCGGGGTAAAAATTTGCTTTTCGCGGTTCTCCCTGCGCCATTCCTCCTACGCGATACCACAGAACCACCACACTTCCCCCGTTTGGTCCCTCGATTGGAAGCTCCCTTGCTTCCACACGGTCAACGTTAAGGTCCCCCCCGATCTGTTGTGCCGTTTCGCTTACAAAATCGTATTCAACAAAAGTATATTGTTTATTATTACTTGAATTATATAGTTTTATTCCACATTTGTCTGCCGTTCCCTCTTCCAAAATTGCATAATGAGATTCGACACCTCCACTAAAGTTGCCAGCACTAATGTTTATCGCATGATCCCCGCTACCACCTCCCGATTCAACAAGGTGGGCTGTTTCCCCTTTGAGTACAGAGGTCGCCGCCGTTGCCGTAACCCCCCCATTCCCGCCGTTCAAGCTGTCCCAACTCGAAACGTCGCTGCTGTGTTGAACGTAGTTCGTCAGTTGCGAGCGTTCGACCAGAAGCGCCTGATCGCTGCCGTGAACGCGAGGCGTGTCCGCAGGACGGCTTTCAAACTTAGAAGTGCGCGGATCAAACGTGCGGGCCGTAGGGTCGGGGTTGTCCACGTCTGCCCGTAAAAACTCAACATCATTAGGGACAGGAGTTGCGAGAGACGGAGCCAAAGAAAACGTCGGCTTCGGGATGTCGACATTAAGAATTTGCTCTACGGTAGCCATAAGATCAGTCTATCTTTTGTTTACGGTTCGAGTGCAGTAACGCGCTCGTCGAGGGGTTACGTGTAGAGGTAGAGAGCAAAAAGCGCGGAGGCCGCAGAGAGGCCCCCGAAAACGTGCCAAAGCGAATGGAGGCGCGACCGGGGCCCCGGCTGGGCGAGCTTGATCGCGCCCCCAGCGAGGGCGAGCGCCCCCGGTAGAGCCGCCGCGAGGGGACCGACCTGGAGGGCGAGCGCGAGGAGCGACGCGGTGATCCAAAGCGGGGCCGCGACGTATGAGTCGATCGCCCAGACGTACCGCTCGTGGAGCGGGGCCGCGAGGAGCGGAACCAAAAGCGCCCAGGCGCTCCAGGGCGACAGGACCGCAGCGAAAAGCGCCGACAGGTACGTGAGCATCGCGGCGACGTCCTCCCCCTGGGCCTCCCGGTCGTACGTCGTGTGGTAGCGCCCAGAGCCCCAGGCGAGCCAGAGAGCCGCGCCCGTAACGACGCCCCCGACGAGGGGCCCCAGGAGCACCGCGGGGACCGCGGGGAGGAGGTACGCGCTGTTGGTGAAAACAGAATGGGAGTCGAGGTCGAGCATAGGGGTTGTGGGGTGGTTGGGGTTACAGGAGGCCTCCGGTGGCGCTTTCGGCCTGGGCCTCCCGGTCGCGCTTCCGGCGAATCTCCTCGCGGATCGCGTCCTCGTTCGGGTCGATCCCCGCCGACTTGACCCGCGCGGCGACCGCTTCCGCAGCCGTGTCGACGTCCACTGGGAGATCGAGGGCCCCAAATAGATCCTTGACGAGGCCCTCGTCGCTGTCGTCGAACGCGTGGCTGTAATCGGTGGGCCAGTCGACATCCGGCTCCAGGTCCTCTTGGGCGCGCCGCGCGTCCTCCGCTTCCGCGACGACCTGGAGAACCCGTTCCTCCGCGCTTTGGACCGTCTCCGCGAGCTGCGACAAGGCCGCGACGGGACCGCTCCTGGTTCGGGAGTCCACCTCCGTCGCGGTCATTCGCTGGGAGGCCTCCTCTAGGCTCGCGTACGCGGTTTTTCGGAGCTCTCTGGTTTTGCGCTCCAGCTGGTCCTTTGCTGGGGAGAGGCCCTCCGTCCCGACGTTGACGGGCTGGTGTTCGCCGTGATCTTTGTCGTAGGGAATCGCGATCGCGCCGCGCTTTAGGGCGCGCTCAATCTGCTCTTTTACCGCGTCGTCTCCTCCCGTCGCGATCTGGAGGAGCCCCTGGAGGCTGTTTTGGAGGGCGCTGTCGTACTTGCTTTCCAGCCGGTACAGCGAGCGGTGCGCCCTCGCGACGGCCTCCCCAAACGAGACGCTCCAGGGGAGCTCGACGCGAACGGCTGGGGGCCCCGCGCTAAAGCTCCAGTCGGGGTCCTCGTCGTAGTAGCGGCCCGACTCGACGAGGCGCTCCTCCTGCTCGTCCTCTGTCGTGTCCCGTACCCAGACCTCGTACCTGTCGTCGTAGTACACAGTCCAGGCCTTGACGCTCTCTTGGTCCTCCGCGATTCCGGCGTTGGGGTCGTCGCGGGTCCCCTGGACCGTTATTGCATCTGCGGTGTGCCGGGGAACGTGCTGCGGCTCGACGACGCGGAGGCCCTGGGCCGGGTCCATCACGACGATCGCCTCGTCGTACGCGACCAGGACGTCCGCAAGCCGCATAAGCTGGACCGTGTACGACTCCTGGGAGGGGCCGACCCGCGAGAGGTACGAATCGGAGACAACCGTGTCGCGCGTGATCTCCCCCGCCCTGGTGAACAGCTCCCCAGACAGCCTCGAAACGAGGTCGCGGGTGTAGGGCCTCCAGTCCGCGAGCTCCCGGCGCTTCTCAAACGCGCGCCGCGACTCGAACGCCCCGCGGAGGAGCTCCCGCGTCGCGCCCTCGCCCGAAAACATTCGGTCGATCATGCGCCACGTCTGGGCGTTACGGTCGAAATGCGCGTCTGTCGCGTCGTAGTGTGCCATAACGAGGGGCCTCTGTCTGGAGAGATTAGTCGGTTGGAATGACGTGGTCGCCCGAAAGCGCGGAGACGTCGCCCAGGAGGAGCTCCTGTACCGCGTAGCAAAGCGCGTCCGCGCGGTCTGGGCTGTCTCCGTCCTGTTGGAAGCTCGTCAGCTGGTCCTCCAGGTCGGAGAGCGCCCCGACGTGCCGCACCATAGCGCCCCCGCCTGGGGCCTCGCGCTGGTACAGGTGATGAACAGGCTCCGCGCGAACTCGCTTCGACTGCGTCGTGTGCGTCGCGTTGACTGCGGCGTGAGAGCCAAAGCTCTGTATGTTCTGCGTGACCAGCGCCCCGCCCTGGTTGATCTCCGCGTGGATCACGTCCGCGCGCCTCCAGGGGTACTCCTGGGAAATCGCGCGCTCCACCTCGTCCCGTACCGTTCCCTGGAGGTACTCCCTCGCGAGGGACGGGTCCCCCGCGTACGCTGCGGTCGTGACCGCGCCCCACTCGTCGACGGTGTAGTCGCCGGAGAGGTCCGCGAGGACGTAGGCGACCCCGTCTGTCCCCAGCCCGACGACAACGATCCCCGCCTCGTCTGTGCCCTCCTGCGTGCTGTTGGAGATCGAGGGGTCGAGGCCAATGCAAACCCGCTGGAAATCGGGGAGGTCGTGCCTGTTCGCGGCGCGGGTTATATCCTCGTAGTCCCAGAGGTCGCCCGACCCGGTCAGAACCTCCGCGGCGACCTCCTGCCGCCCCAGCCTCGTTCCCTCCAGTTTCTCCAGGCGACGAGCGAAACGGTCGTCGAGGTTCGCCCGGTTCTCCCAGCTGGAACCGGAAATGACGTGTACCTGGGGGTCGTCGACCAGCTCTCGAATGAGCGGCGTGGGCCTGGGGGTCGTCGTGACCAGGAGCTGGGAGGAGAGGTCGCCGCTCGCCTCGCGGAGGGTGAGGTTAATCTGTTCCCAGACGCTCCGCGCGTACCGCATTTTCGCGAGCTCGTCGATCCACGCGACCGACCCGCTAAACCCGCGGAGGTCCTCCCCTCCCGCGTCCCCGCTGTACGTCTGGGACCGCGCGGCTCCGTGGGGCGCTTTGTACTCGATCCTCGACTCGCTTCGCTTAAAGTTGGGCTCCAGCTCGCGGTTTTTCGCGAACTCGACGACCCCCGACCCTTTCTCCGCAGGCTCGACCACGTCGTCGCGGACGTCCGCGGCTGTCTCCGCGACGATCGCCGTCGCGCGGTGTCCCCTCTCGATCCGATCGAGGAGCCAATGCGCCCCTGTCCAGCCCTTTCCGAACCCTCGCCCCGCGAGCATCAGAACCGTGTCGGCGTCGCTCGTGAGCGCCTCGACCTGTTTGTCGCGGCCCAGGAGGTAGGGGGAGCGCAGGGCTTTCTTTTTGACCCTCGCAGGGAGCCCAGAGAGCGCCTCCGCGCGCTCCTCCGCAGGGAGCCCCGACAGGGCCTCCCGTAGCTCCAGAACCCGGTCGATCCACTGCGAGTGTGTCACGCGCGCTCGTCGGTTTGCCGGGAGACGTCGAGGTCCTCCTGGGCGCTTCGCTTGCACCGCGCCGCGGTCGAGGTCGAACAGCCCAGCTCCTCCGCGATCTCCCGCGTCGAGGCTCCGCTCGACGTTAGCGCCTTGACGCGCGCCTCGTTGCGCTGGTATGTGGTGCGGCTCCGTTTCGGCATGGGTTCGGATCTCAGTTGTGCAAAATTTTTGAGCGACCCGGCCCCACCCCCAGCGGGACCGATCTGGGGGGACCCACCCCCCCCGCCGACTTTCGCCCAGGCCGATCGCGGCTCGCCCGGTCGCCCGTGGGCCTGGGGCCTGGGCCTCCTGGGAGCTCCGTCGACAGGCCGCAGGCGTGGGCCCCTGGTTCATGTGTATGCGTTACGGTTTTGCCCCTCTGGGCGCTATATGCCCAGATCCGCGTGAATGAGTTACGGTTCTCTGGGAAAGCGTAACAATCAGGGCCGCAGGCCTGGGGCCTCCCCCCCCCTGGTTTCGGGGCGTTTCGCCGGGTTTCGCAGTTTCGCTTTCGAGGTCCTGGTACGAAACAGAGGCCGAAACTGCCCCCGAAACGGCCCAATATGCCCGGTTTTCGGGCGAGTTT